CCTGAAGATTGTATTAATTTATCTGATAGTAGTCAAGTAAGATATTATAATGATAATTCTACTTTAAAAATAGCATTAAATTTAATTAAGGAAAGAAGACTTGATAAAGGTATTAATAGACCTAAAACTTTTTATTTATCATTGAAAGACCCAGTACATAAAAATAGATTAATATTACCTTTCTATGATGAAAATGATAATATTATTTTTTATCAATCAAGAGGATTAACTAAGAAAGATTTATATGAAAGACCTAAGTATCTTAGTAAAGTAGGTGCTGAAAGAAGTTTATATGGTATTCAAAATTTAAATTGTAATTTAGATAATGTCTTTATTTTTGAAGGCCCTATTGATAGTTATTTCGTTGAAAACGGTTTAGCAACTTGCGGTATTACTGAAAAGAGTAATAAAATGTTTACTACTTTACAAAAGCAACAAATTAATAAACTTAATTTGTATGAAAAGATATACGTATTGGATAATCAATATTGTGATAAGGCTGCTTTAAATAAAAGTATTTTACTAGCTGATAATAATGAAAAAATATTTATATGGCCTAAAGAGTTAAAAAAGTTAAAAGACTTTAACGATATATGCGTAGCAGGAAATAAAGACAAAATAAAACCTGAATTTATATTAAAAAATACTTATTCAGGTCTTAAAGCTAAATTATTATTAACTGAAATTAAAAATTCTTAATTTATTGTTGTTTCGTTCCACCGGTAAATCCTTGAGCTCTTGTACCGGTTGTCATAAAATCAGCATATTGATTTAATGTTTTTAGTTCATCAGCAATTTTTTCTAAAGACGCTTCTATTTTAGATAAATTATTTTCTTCATTTTCACCATCTAAAGATTCCATTTCACCTAATTGATCATCTGCCGCAGCTTCTTCAGGAGCGAACTGATCATTGTCATCCTGTTCTGGTTCTTCTTCTTTTCCAAGAGCTTTTTCTAAAGCTACATCTCCTAACTTTTTAAGTTGTTCTGCTGTTAAAAAATTTAAAGCTTTTAACATAAAATCTAGACTAATTCCAGCCCCCTTAGCAGTTAACCCAGCCCCTGCAAGTCCAACTTTACCAGCTGCTTTACCTACTACTTTACCAGCTGAACCTAACGCACCTTCATCCATTCGAAAATATGCTTCAGCAATTAGCTGTGTATCATTATCTTTCATTGCTATTTACTCTTTTCTGTGGCAACCTTCATAGCCGCATCGCCAACTTTTTTAAGTTGCTCTGCAGTTAGGAAATTTAATGCTTTTAGTATAGCTTCTAAACCCATACCAGCCCCTTTAAGTGCTACTCCACCGGCTCCAACACCTAGCTTACCAACACCTTTACCGACGCCACCTAAGCCACTAGCAATATCTCCTAAAGCACCTTCTTGAACTTCTTGTTCGTATGCTTCACCAATTAATTTAGAATCATTATCTTTCATTTAATTATTTAATTAAATTTGTACTTAGGATCGTTGGCGCCTGCTAAATAACCTTTAAGTATTTCACTCAATGATGATACTTCCATCGCAACTCGAGCAATCTTTTTAGTTTCAGCATTTGATATACTATCAAATATAGTATCAGGTTCTGCAGAGTTTAAAGAAGTTTGAATACTATCAGTAGTACCATTTAAGTAATCGCCAAATCTATCCATTTCATTTATCCAGCTACTTAACTCTTCAAACATTTGTCTTGATTGCGTACTAACTGGATCTTCACCACCTGCAGGGGCATCAACGTCAAAATCTTCTGGAGATGTTTCAGGTTCTAAGGTAGAGGCCATTGCTTCTTGGTCAGTTAGTTCAGTATTTTCATCATCTTGTTCTGATAAAAACTTTTTAAATCGTTTTTGGTATAAGCTCATACTATTATTTATAAATATTTATATGCATTCTACTACTAAATTCGAAGACTTTGTAAATTTGTTAAATGAACAAGAATATGGCAGTGAAATAATGCCTGATGTAGTAAGAGATCAAATGGGATTAAAAACTGAATATCCATCTCAACCTTCAAGTGTGCAAGATATTTTCAACAAAACAAATAGAACTGATATAGCTCCAGAAAATATACCATATCCTTTAAATGAATTTGATGATGTAGTAGCTAATGCATTTGTAGCAATACAAAACTTAGAAGAGTTATTAAAGCATGCTAATACTAATACAGTAATAAAAAATAAAAAGCCAATTGAAGGTATATCAAACGAACTAATTGAATTAAAAGGTAAGCTGGTTGATATTAGTAAAAAAGTTAGTAAAATAAAATAATGAAGAAAGTTTTATTATCACTAACACTAACTTTATTGGTTAGTGGTTTATTTGGTATCATTTTTAAAGACTGGTTCGTTTTTGGTCTTGTAACTATTCTACAAATTTTATTCTTTTATTTTTTTAACACTGTTTATGAAAATTATCTTACAAAAAAAGTAGTTGAAGCAAATGCAGTAGTAGAAATTGAAAAATTAAAAAATACAGTTAAAGTATTGTGCCCGTGTGGGGAAAATCATCCTCAAGACGTTTTACTATCGTTTAATGAAGATACAGTTTTTAAATGCACTAAATGCAATAAGGATGTTAGAGCTACTACTAATATTGGCACGTCATTATTAACTTCACCTATTAATACTTCTTCAACTTCCCCAACTATTAATAAAGTATAATGGAAAAATTGGATGATATAATTAAGGAAGTAGATTATAATTTAAAAGATGATCAACCTCCTAAAGATATAGATATTGAAGATGTAATGAAATTTTTAGTTGAAAATGATAGTGAAGCAAAAACCTTTATTACTACCGGTAGGGTATATCAAAAAAATAAAAAGTTAAATTTTATTAATACTTTATTTAAATTATTAGAAGAAGAAATAGGTAAAATGGAATCTAAAAATAACAGAGATTCAGATAATTCATTTTTTAATTTAAATAAAAAAATATTATCAAATAATTTATTTTCTATTAAAGAAATTTTTAAACAATATAATTTAAATGAAAAAAGAATATCAAATTTTATATTAGGAACTTTGATACAATCTATATATGATTCAAAAAAATAGAGATATTATTCAAGAGTATGGTATTGATTTTGTAGCAAGATTTGCATGCTTATATGAAGGTGTTAATGTGGCTTGTAGTAGGGCTGAAAGAATAGGTTATGATTCTGAAAATAGTACTTCATGGATTAAACCTACTGCTTTTCAAAAATATATTGATGAAAGATATTTGGATATGAAGCATGATATTCAGCTATATTTAAAAGGAGTAGAAACTGATGAAATTTATCCCTGGGACGAGATTTATAAATAATACGATGAGTAATACTAAGCTTTTTAAAAGAAGCACATTATATGTATTAAACAATATAAAGCCTAATGATAATAGTGTAGTTTATACGTTTAAAGTGGGTAATGAATTAAAAGATGTTACTTTTAATAGTGTACAACAGGCTGATGAATGGTTAGAGCGTATTGTTATAAATTAATAGTAATCTCCATATACATCAGTATCATTAACTGACATATCAAAAACATCTTTTTTACTAATAGCGTCAACGTCGTATTGGTTATAGTTATCTTTTTTACCTTGACTTTCTTCATTAGCTCCTCCGGATAATCTACCTGCAAATGATTCTTCATATATTTGACTATTGCCTGATATACCACTAGTTAAATTATTGAAAGGTATATTAGGTTCAAAACTATAATCTAATCGTTTAGCTTTTATTAAGAATACATAATGACCTTGAAGAGGGTTTATTTGAGATATATCTTGATCTAATTTTTCAGTTATTTCAAAATATTTAGGTTGCCTATCGCTTGGTCTATCATCTCCATATTCACTTAACTGGAATACATCACCGGCTTTGGGTTCAATAACGTTAAATTGTTTTTCATATACTGAACTTAAAGTAAAGAAGTTATCATAGAATGAAGATATATGAATATAAGCAGTTACCTCATCATCACTTTCAAAACCAAATTTAGAAAGCTGTATAGCATTTTCATTTAAAGTTACTGCTAAAATAATTTCTCTCGGTTGAGCAAATATCTTAGTAGTTTCTTCTCCGTAGAAATTATCAGCACTTAATAAGTTATATGTGTTAACAAAATAATTAACCTTGGTACCATACAAGTTTATTTGCTCTCTCCAATAATTAGAAAATAGAGTACGTTCATTTGATTGTATAGACTTATCAGTAAACCTAAAACAAGTTTCATCAGTCTGTACAATTCCTGGAAAATCACAATTATAATTTATTAGGCTCATCTTTCAATAACAAATTTATTTAAATTATTATCAAAATATAACATAATACCAGTACTACCTAATTTTTTAGTTTTACCTTTAAAAGGTACTATATTATATTCTTTTCTAATATATTCAAGTTCAGGGGTTCCGCAAATTTTTTTACCTTTACCTTGTCGTAATAATTCAATTTTTTGGTTTTTTGTAGGATCAGTTTTAACATAGTCAGGTACAATATTAAGATGATCTCTAGTATAGCGTGGATCCCCTGCACCAGGTATAGCTCTTCTATGTCTATGATTTATACCAGGCTTTGCACCCTTATACATATTTTCAAAAAACTTATGAAATCTTAACATAATTATATTTAAGCAAAAAAAAGCGCAACCATAAGTTGCGCTTTTAATTGAAATCTACTTTTTTTTATGATATAAAGTCAGCACCTGCTTGTAATGCTACTTTATTTGCTTTACTTTGAAGCTTACCTTTTCCATCAGCTAATGGCTTTGGTTCTGCGTCAACATATTTTTTAGTTGAACCAGATGATTTACCACTTTTAGGCTTTACAGTGCCAACTTTATTATTACCTGGATGTGTTAACCCTGAATCTTTTTGATTAACTAAAGCATGTCCAAGATCATCAGCTTCTACTGCTTCTTTATGAGTATCTTCATCTTCATCATCATGATCTTCACCATCTTCTTCAGATTCATCAAATCCACGTTCTTCCATTTCATAATCTTCATGCTCCATATCTTCATGCTCCATATCTTCAGCATCATCGTCTTCATCTTCCCCTAATGCTTCTTTTAATACATCGCATAATTGTTTTACCATGTCACGATCAAGAGTTAAAGTAACTTTACCCTCATCGTCTGTTTCTGAAACTTCAGTATCAATACCTAAAGCGTCTAATTCTTGTGTTTCTTGATCAGAGTGCATTTCTTCACCCATCACGTTTTCAAAAAGTTTGTCAAAAGTTGATTTCATATTATTATTTATACTCTCTTTTACCTTTTTCTCTAGTTTTTTATCTTTTTTGGTATATTTTTCAGAAGAATATATAGAGCTATTATATAATTCATCTTCTTTAGTAGAAGTTTTAGGATCTATAGGCTCTTGTAAAACTTCTACATTACCTGGACCGGTGCTGTTATCATTAGCAAAGCCGTGTTTGACATTGTTAAGGTCTACTGGCGGCTTACCAGCTTTAGTTCCCATTTTAGCTGCTTTAACACCTGGTACATTTTCTGATAGAATATTTTTATTATATGTATTCCATATTTCGGTTAGAGTATTTGATCTAGACATGTAAATATTTATAGCAAAATGGTTAAAGATAAACAAAATTACATGAACAATCCTAATCTCCCTACTACTGGAGCGGAATTTCAATATACCCCTACAATGGTTAAAGAGTTAAAAAAGTGTCAAAAAAATATATTACACTTTGCTGAAAAATTCTTTTATATAATTTCTTTAGATGAAGGAAAGAAAACTATAAATTTACATTATTGTCAAAAAAGAGCTTTACGTAAAATGAGAGATAATAGATTCTTTATATTATTAGCATCTCGTCAAATAGGTAAAACTACTATGATGACCATTTATGCTTTATGGATAGCATGCTTTAATAATGATCAACGTATTCTTATAGTTGCTAATAAAGAAGGTACTGCTTTAGAAATAATGAGCAGAATAAGATTAGCATATGAAGAATTACCTAATTGGTTAAAACCTGGCGTAAAAGAGTATGGAAAAACTTCTATAGTATTAGCTAATGGTACAAGAATAGGTATATCAACTACTACAGGTACAGCTGCTCGTGGTCAATCTGTTAATGTATTAATTCTTGATGAGCTTGCATTTATCGAACCTCATTTAGTGGACGAT